GTCATAGCCCCATCCTTTGCCGACCGGCCCGAACGTCTCGGTGAGCTTCTTGATTGCCCACATCGGCTTGAGCGCGGTCCCTTTGAACCCGCCAGCGCGATTGAACGGCTTGGTGTGCTTCGGATCAGTCTTGCCGAGCGTTTCCCAAAGAGTGGAATTGCTCGGAGCCTCGGCAGCCGTTTTGGCTGGCACCTTTGCGGGTGCGTTCATGGGTTAATCTCCTTGGGTTGGGCGGGGGCCTCGTCGGTTTCCTGCCACTTTTCGATGATTTGCCCGCAGTCGGAGCAGAACTCGTATGCGCCGTATCCACCACCAGCGAGACCGAAGCCGATATCGGTGTTGGCGTGCGCGCAATCGGGAAGCGTGGCGTCCATTAGTACGGCCTTTCTTCAATGGTCGGTTCGCGCCAGCCGACGCGCTGTGGCGGGCCAATCATCTCAGCAAGCTTCCGAATTTCGGCGGCGATGGCGTTGCATTCGATAGCGGCGCCATCGAGCATTTCGGCCATGTTCTGGCAGCCCTCGTTGACCGACCGGCGAGCCTTCGCAGCGGACGCCTTGTTCTCAGCCGCCCACTCGTCGGCGATCTGTGCGGCGCGCTCGATAGCCTGAGCCGGAGTGGAAATAACGGTGCTCATCGTGCGACCCCCGCAAGGTGATCGAAGCGCGAAGCGTCGAGACTGCTTGCAGGCTCGGCCCGCAGGGCGAGAGCGCCGGTCGGCGAAGCCGATGCGCAAGACCCCACCACCGTCAGAGCAACCCCCAGAACAAAAGCCATAGGAACGACCCACCCGAGTCCTGTTCCGACGATGGGCTGGGGTACGAGCTGCATTTCCCGCAAGGCGTCGGAATGCGATGCGCGGTTGAATTGCTCTTGAGCGTCGCGGAAAGCGGTCACAGATCGTCTCCAATCGTGCAGCTACAGAACATGGTGAAATGGCCACAGACGCAGGGAGCGAGGTTCGCGTTGATGCGCTCGATCTCGTCAGCGAGAAGGCCGGAGAAGGTGTCCAGCGTGTCGCCGAGGCCGTTGGCCGCACCGAGGAACGCGATGCTCTGGCGATCTGCCAAGGGGGTGTCGGCGGGCAGGATGGCGGTGTCGCGGATCATCGCACAGCCTCGTCAGCCAGCGCCTTCGCGAACTTGCTGCCATCGGCCCAGTCAAATTCCTCGACCAACACAAGCTGAGGCTTCCCCCATCCGTAGCTGGTCGGCGTCAGGGATTTGATGACCGCGTGGGTTTCGGTCGCCTCAACGACTTCCCAGATGTGCCCGATGTAGGAACGGTCGCCCGTGCGCTTGCAGGCCCCGAGGACGTAGAACGCCCCGTTCTTGAGGCCGCTCACAGCCGCACCCCCGACAGAATATCAGCCAGCACGTTCTCTGCTTCGATACGAAGGTCGCTGCCGATGCGGTCGGTTCCGTCGATCAGGTAGATAGCAAGGCGGACGCGCTGCTCGTCGTTGAGGACGCGGGTGGATGCTTTCACATCGATGAGGCGCTGTTCTGCCGCACTCTGTCGGGCAGCGTGGAACGGGGCGAGCTTGGCTGCGGTGTCCTGCTCGATCTGGCGAGCGGTCGCTGCGAAGTCTGCTTGGGTTGGGACTGCATTCACAGGATTTAGCTCCATCTGAAAGCCGCTTCTTCGTCCGAGGAGATCGGCGGCTGATGGAGAGATGATGTGCGATATTCGCAACTACGTCAACTATGAAAATGCGATTATCGCAATTCTTTTCGCGCGCCCACCAAAAACCCCGCCGTGCACGGGGCAGGGCGGGGATTGGTAGTTAGTTTGTCAGTTTATCGATCAGCGCGAGGCAGTGCCCGTTGCTGGTCGCTGGAGGCAAGGGCGGCGAGGGTGTTGTTCGCCAGCTCGACCGGCAGCTTCTTCTGCTGCACCTGCGACTTCAAATAGGTCGGCATCTTCTGAGGGATATAGACCTCACGGACCCAGCGGCGGAACGTCGGTAGCGCGTCTTCAGGATAGCAGGCGACGGTCTGCGGATTGGAAAACGACTGCGCGAAGTACGGCGGGTAGTTGTGATCGAAGTAGTACCGTTCGCCGAACTTCGCTGCCAAATCGGCCGAGCGCCAGTGGTTCGCCCAGCAAGAGCCAACACTGATATCAAGAACCATGCGGGTGCCAGGATTGCAGCCGCTGGTGATCATCGTGGCGAACAGGCCTGCAATCTCCCGGAAGACGCTGAAATACCCCTGCGGCACGTTATCGTAGACGAGGGTGATGCGATCCTCGAACTGCTTCCACACCTTGTCCGACGGATGCTTGCCAGACATCCATTCGTAGACCCATTCCGTCACCCTGACGGCAAACTCGGGCGAGAGCCATTGAGCCAGATGGATGGCGACCTGCGGGTGGATCCACGTACCGCGGGCTTCGTTGGCCCCGGCGGTAATCGACTGAACGATTAGGTCCCTGTGAATTTGCAGGGACCCCTCAAGCGCGCCGAGAAACGCGTCGGTGGTATCATTACGCCGGTAAGCGCTCCACTCCTTGCCGGCAGCTCGGCACATGGCGGTAGCGTTGATGTAGCCGTCCGTCGATCGCTGCTGAATCAGCGCGCCTTGGTAGCTGTGCGGGACCAGCATGAGCTGCTGGGAACTGTCATCTGCCATATAAAAGTATCCTTATATGGCTGGCAGGGTCTTGACCTGTTAACTATCGACGCGCATAACGCTGTCACCAAAATCAGTCTCGGCCTGCCAGCCGTGATTCACAAAAGCTCCAGTGGTTACCGCCGCTGGAGCTTTTTGTTTACCACGAATCGGAACCCGCGCAAGTCCTAGCCTGTTGCTGAGACGTTCCGCGAACAGCCAGAGACTATAGGAGACGCAAGCACCAGCCAAACTGAGGTGATTTTGCGATGAGTCGAGCCGTTCACCCCACCTCCCCGGGTCGCAAAGAGAGGTGGGGCTAGGGCTTAGCAGGGAAACGTCTTTTCCCAGCTTTCTAGAATGAGCGAGAACGCAGCCCGGTTCGCGATTTCGGGGTGGTCCTTTATGTATTTTATCGCGATGCTGTAGAGCTGCCCGCCATCAACTCCCTCGGGCTTGCACACCGTTTCCTTGATCGGCTGGCTGCCATGGTAAAGGCCCATCGTATACGCCATGCAGGACAGCCCCCATTTCTCGCTATCGCATAGGCGTACAAACTGGTTTCCGCGCTCGAACGGGACGCCGGGGCCCGGGTCATTTGCGATAGGCTGTGGCGGCGCGACATACGCGGACGGGATGTAGGGACGTATAGGCGGGGCAGGCGAGGGCGCGGGACGTTGGCCCAGCGACCAGTCAATAGTCGGCGCCTTTTCGCTGGTGCAGGTTGTGTTTCCCCACTGATCGGTGCGGCAGTTAGTCGTGGTCGTTTGCGCGCCCACTGGTGCCGCCAAAAATGCTAAGGCTAAAGTCGCCGTGCGAACCATACGGGCCTCCCGATAATGCGCGTTTCTTCATGCAAAACTTCGACAGGTGAGTATTTCGGATTGGACGAAAACATCCTGACCCTGCCGCCCTCTATCCGCTCAACGTTTTTTACGACGTACTCGCCCCACTCGCCATCCCATATAGCGAATGGCCCCGGCTGAACCGGGGATTTGTCGCGCATATCGACCAGCAACTGGTCTCCATGACGGAAATCAGGCTCCATGCTATCGCCGCGGACATCGATCAGTACGAAATCACCTTGTCGGCCCTTTAGTTCACCCTCGATAAGGGAGCGGGGAACAAGGCTAAGCTCCCGATCACCATCCCCGACGCCGCCCCCGCCCGCGCCTGCGTAGGTCGGCAATATTTCGACAGCAACATACTCGGTGTTACTGGCTTGAATGGGTAAGTCTGGTTCTCTCGTATGATCTTCGCCCCGGTTCAGGTAAGCGAGGATTTTCGTAAATTCTTCCGCCGTCCATCTGCGGGTACCTTTTGGCGAGCGCGCCTTAGAGACTTTGTCGGCTGAAATATTCAGCAGCTCGGCGAGCGCCACGCTAGGCACGTCTCGCTCTTCCAGAATCCTATTCAACTCTTCTCGGGTCATGCGGCCTTCTGCCGCAGCGCTGCGATTATCGCAAAAGCGATTATCGCAACTTTCTGGTTGCGCTTGTGTTGCGATTATCGCATTATGCTTCGCATGGAACGACAATCCGCAATAATCATCGACGGGCTCGGTGGGACTTCCGCCGTGGCAACGATGCTCGAAGCTCCCGTATCTACCGTGCATAGCTGGCGGAAGATTGGGATCCCGCAGTCGCGGCTGGCTCACTTACGGCTCGCTGCCAGAGTCGCAGGCAAAAAGTGGCCGTCCGAGCAGGGCGCCTGACCCATGATGAGGGGATCACACCTTAGGAATGCCGAAGTCGTTGGCGATCCCGCCTCGCAGGGTCTCCAGATGTGTGACGTCACCCCGGCGGCCACGGTCATCCGCCTCTTGGATAGCATCATTGAGTGCCGCGACAACATGCTTCGGAAAGTCGGCATCGACGTGCTCGCCATGGGCCAATGCCCGCACGATGGACCGCAAGGCCAAATGTGTCGCGTAGTCCATGTCGATTCTCCCTCACCGGGGAGCCTATCATGATCGTCCGCAATTCCCAGCGCGTTCCTCCCTGTTCCGCGCGGGAGCCCCGACCAGTCACGTCCACGGCTGGTCGGGGCGAAGGTAACCACACAGTCGGGCGTCATGGCCCGGTCCACTCCAAGCTCAGCGATGAACTCCGCGAGTATCTCGCCAATCAGCCGCGCTTGGTCCTCATCGGGGTGAACGGGACTGCTCACCTCTTCCAGCATTTCTCTTTCTTCCATAATCAGGAGATAGCCCGTGGCTGACGATTGGTCCGCGAACTTTCCTTTGCTCATTTCCCGCGAACAGGCGGGGAACAAGATCGGGGCCGCGTTGCGCCTCTTCGTTGGTCGGCAGCGGCGCTACAGCGTCAAGCAACTCGCCAACGGGACGGGGGTCAAGGACCGCATCATTGAATGCGCCATGGCGGACGCAGGGAGCGCGGACTACCGCCCGCTGCCACCCGAATGCCTGCTCAGCCTGATAGCATTTCTCGGCCCTGACTTCACGAACGAGTTTCTCCCGCTCGCCGGTCAGGGCGCTTTCGAACTTCCCGACGCCGAACCCGATCCCGGCGCACTCGCGGCCGACAACAGCGACGACAACGCCACCGTCACCCGCGCCGCTATCGATGGCAAATTCGACGATAGCGAGCGCCCCGGCCTGACGGTCGTCGGCTCGCGCATGGTCGCTCGCGGCACGCAGCTTGTCGCCCTCGGTGGACGGAAGGCGAAAGCTGCATGATCGAGGCAATCTCAGACGCCCTCTATTTCGTGCTCGTCTTGTCGGTGCCGACCCTTATCGGCGTCTGCATTGGCCGCGGCATTAAGCCCTACACGAACCCCGCCGACGAGGCGCTGGGGCGGAAGGTTCGGCAAGCGGTCGAAGATGTCCGGTTCCGCGCCCGCTTCGTCAACGCTGACTTACAAGTAATTTACCGCGGCGACCTGACTGTTCCCGCCGACCGCGCGACCTATTCCATCGCCATCACGCGAAAGGCCAGCGCATGATCCGCCGCTTCATCCTCCGCTGGTCCTCTCGCTACCTCGCCAGCCAGCGCAAAGACCCCCGTGACGCTATCCGAGCCAAGGCACGGCAAATGTGCGAGCGCATGGGTAAGCCGGTTCCCGAGGTGCTGCGGCCATGATCTGCGCCAAATGCCCTGCCACGCTCGACAAGCGCAACAAGACCGGCCTTTGCGCCGAACATAGCGCTACATGGTCCAAGGCCGACGATGACGCCATGTGCGACCTTATGGCTGACGGCGCCACCTACGCCGCCGTCTCCGATGCGCTCGGCAAGGGCAAGAACAGCGTCGTCAGTCGCTGGCGCAAGATATGCCGGTCGATGGGGTGTCAGGCTGTATGATCGAGCTGCCGTTCCCCCCGTCCTCGCTGTCTGGTCACGCCAAGGGCAATAGCCATTGGGGCAAGTCGGCTGTCACCAAGGAGTGGCGTGAACGCGCTCGCGTGGCGACGAACCGCGCCGAGCCTTGCGTGCCTCTGTCGGGGGACATTCGGGTAGCGGTGCACTTCTATCCGCCCGACCGGCGCGGCGATCGCATCAATTTTCCAAATCGCATGAAGCCGATTTTTGACGGGATCGCCGACGCGCTCGGCGTGAACGATGCACGCTTTCTGCCCAGCTACCATTTCCACCAGCCAGAGAAGCCTGGCGCCGTGATCGTGGAGGTATCGTGATGCTGCCCCGCTGGTACAAGCCGCCCCGGTGGCAGGCAACGATGCGCGGAGACGCGATCATCCGGGTAGCCAATATGTTCGGCGTTACCCCGGATGCCATCAAGGGTCCGTCCCGCCACGCCCCCGTTGTCGCCGCCCGCGTCTATTTTATGCGCGAGATGCACGACGCCGGCTTGTCGTCAGGAACGATCGGGCGGCTGCTCAACCGAGACGGCTCCACCATCCGCTTTCATCTGACACAGGGGAGGGCCGCGTGAGCGACCGCAAGGCCATCAAAAAATCCGTGCGCTTCGAAGTGTTCAAGCGCGACAACTTCACCTGCCAGTATTGCGGCGGGAAGGCGCCCGACGTTGTTCTGCATGTCGATCACATCAACCCAGTCGCCGGGGGCGGTGACAACGACATCATGAACCTCGTCACGTCTTGCGAGCCATGCAATCTCGGTAAGGGCGCGCGCGAGCTTGACGACAACAGCGTTATTGCCAAGCAGCGCGCTCAGCTTGAAGAATTGAATGAGCGCCGCGAGCAGTTGGAAATGATGCTGCAATGGCGCGAGGGCCTCGCCAGCATCGACACCGACCAGATCGACGCATTCAACAATGCGTTCGAAGCGGCGACCAATTGCCACCTAAACGACACGGGCCGCGGCAAGGTCAAGGCGTGGCTAAAGCGGCATTCGCTTTCGGACCTTCTAGACGGCTTGGATAATGCAATCGGCACCTATTACAAGGATGGCGCCGACGATCCCGAAGAGAACAACTCTCTCGCTGGCAAGGCATTCGGCATGGTCCCCAGGATTCTTGCCGCCCGCGGTAAGTACGCCGACCGTCCTTATATGCGCGACCTGTTCTATGCTCGCGCCTGCATTCGCAACCGGATCTATTGCAACGAGCGTGCCGCAATTGACCTGCTCGAACAGGCGTATCTCGCTGGCGCGCACGTCGAAGAGCTGAAGGATTGGGCAAAGACCGCTCGGAACTGGACCGTCTGGAAAAGCCAGATGGAAGAATGGATCGACGAGCTTAACGCGGGAGACGGCGAATGAGCCGCATCCGCTCGATCCATCCCGGCCTTTGGACCGATGTCGATTTCGTCGGCCTGTCGTCCTTCGCGCGCCTGCTGTTCGTCGGCCTGTGGAATGAATGCGACGATAAGGGCATCTTCGTCTGGTCGCCGCTCCAGCTTAAAATGCGCGTTCTGCCCGCCGACAATGTGGATGCGGCTGCGCTGCTCGATGAGATCGAGGCTGCTGGCAGCGTCAAGAAATACGAGATCGGCGGAAAATTATATGGGGCCGTTCGCAATTTTGCGAAGTTCCAGCGCCCCAAGAAGCCGAACAACATCCACCCCGCAAGCCCGCAAATCCTCGCGTTTGCCGGTCACGATTCCGAACCGGTCGCCTTTGATGAGGATGCAGTGGGGAACCAGTTACCCACTGGTGGGGAAATCGCTCCGCAGATGGAGGATGGAGGAGGGAAGAAGGATTTAGAAGCTAAAGCTTCTCGTCCATCTGACGATGAACCTTCGTTGCGCCCTGAGCACATTGTCGAAAAATGGAATGAGATCGCACCGACCTTTGGCAAGCCCAAGGTTCGGGACATCACCCCTGAGCGCCGGCAGATCCTGAAAGCCCGAATAGCTCAATACCCCATCGACGATTTCGTGACCGTGTTCGGCAACATCCGCGGCTCGCCGTTCCTTCGCGGCGATACCGGCAAGCAATTCTGCACGTTCGATTGGGCCATGAAAAAGGCCAATTTCCAGAAGATTCTCGAAGGAAACTACAATGGCCAATCCGCTTGATTTGCGCGGCCTTGGTGGAGGCGATGACGGTTTCGGCCGCTACGACCCCGAAGGGCTGCGCGCCTACTGCTTCCGCATGAACGCGATGAACTTCGTGATCGCCAATGGCTGGGAATATTTCGTCAACAAGCGGACGCTGCCTGACGGGAAGACGCAGCACTACGTTGATCGCCGCGACGGGCATCGCAGCGTCCCGCCGCAGATCGCCCGCCAAGCCGCGAAGGCATTGGAACCACCGCGCGAACCGCCTTTCGGTCAGTGGCATCCGGGCCATGCAGACTGACTGGCACCCCACCAACTGGAAGCCACCCCACACCCCTCGATTGCCGGAGATATACGGTGAGTGAAACAAAGATCAGAGGCCAAGTTGTCATCCCGCCTGAGGAGCGCATTTCCCGCCTGTCGGCTATCGATCCGATCACAGGCTGCTGGAACTGGACTGGCACCACCAAGAGTCGAACCTCACCGTATGGCTCGCTTATAGTTGGGTCGCGCTCGGACGGAACGCGGCGAACGGTCAGTGCTCACCGATATTCCTTCGAGGTCTTCAGGGGCGCCATAGCTGACGGGCTTTCCGTGTCGCATAACTGCGACAACCGCCGGTGTGTGAACCCTGAGCATCTTTTCCTCAGCGTATCGAACAAGCAACGAACGCACGGCCGCTCGACGTCGCGAGAATATCGGGCTTGGCTGTCAGCGCGGCGTCGCTGCCTCAATCCAGCAGACAGTGCATATGCTGATTACGGTGGCCGCGGCATCGCGATGTGCAAAGAATGGGTCGACGACTTCGAGGCATTCGAGCGCGACATGGGGAAGTGCCCCACTGGCTACACCATTGAGCGGCTTGATGTTAATCAGGGCTACGCCCCAAGCAACTGTTGCTGGATCCCAAAGCACAGACAGGCGTCGAACAAGCGCAACACCGTCAAGATCGAATGGCAGGGGGAAACCCTGACGATCGCTGATTGGTCCAGAAAGCTTGGCATCTCCCAGAGCGTAATTGCGAACCGCCGCAAGGCAGGGCGTCCATTGCATGAGGTTTTCCAGACAACCAGCCTGCGGCACGGGCCGTGACATGGCAGGAGAACATCGGACGCGCACCCCGCACCGGGGAGAAGCAACTACGGGTCCGCTGGCGGGAAGGATCGACGAGCAAATGGACCTACACCGCCAAGCAACTGAACTGGAGCGACCGCGGCGACCCGCTGGACGTGACACACTGGAAAGAGGAGAATTGAGATGGAACGCGAATACGATCAACGAGAAGCACTGCACGCCGCGCATAAGGGTTCTCGGCTCGGGCAGCTTGCCGCCGATGTGGCTACGCAAACTCAATATGCGCCGAACCTTTCCGGCATCATGGCGGGGATTCAAGCAGGCGGGCTGGTCAATACACCCGAACGAGACCTGCGACATATCGTGAACCGGATCAGCGAAGCGTGCGCCAATGCTGGCATTTGTGCCGAGCGCATACATGAGATTGCTGATCGGGTGAAGGGTTCCATCCCGACGAACGACGCGAAACCCGGCCTCGCCTCTGGCGGCCTTGGCGATATCGCTGAGATTCACTCCCTGCTGGACACCCTGTTCAACAACCTCTCGCGCACTGCTGACGGCATCGGCCGACTGGAACGCCTGTGAACCCCGACCACATCCTCCCCCCTCCTGTACGAGATACAGGGCCGCTAGAGACGATGGCGCACGCTGGGAACGACCGCGAGGCGTGGCCCGACGCAAATTACGCCCAAGCTCTGCGCGATCTTGCCCCGCAATTCGGTGACGAGCCAGTGGCGGGGGTTCTGCGCGATGCCGCCGACACCATCGACGAACGATCCAAACTCGCCGAGGCGCGCGGCGCTAAATACCACGAGCTGATTATGGCGGTGAGCATGGTTCACCCCGGCGAGACGCGCCACCAAACCGCTCTGCGCTACATCGTGAAAGCCGAACAGCCGGGAGATAATGCCGGAACTGCCCAAGCAAATCAATCAGTTGGTGGCCCCATCGATACCAAGGAGGGGGAATGATGGCGCGAGCAGGACGAAAGCGTAAGGAAGGCCGGCGGGATGCCAAGGGCAAACTTCGCCCGATCATCATGCCCGACCGCGGCAACGACCGCACGGCAGCGAAGCGCGAGAGGTTCGGCACAGACGGGGGCGATGCTATCGGCCGTGCCTATCGCTCGGGCTTGCTCGGTGAAGACGGCCAACGTTTGATGCAAACCGCGCGCAGCTTCCACCGCGCTTACTGGCCCATGTTCGGCATCGGTGCTGTAGGCTGTACCCTTGGCGATCGATCCGGGGGAGGGGGCGACGGCAATCTCGACCGGGAGCAATGGGTGGTGAAGACTGTGAAGCGCGTTGACGCAATGGGCCGCGATCATCGCAGGGCGTTCGACGAGCTGGTGCTGGACTTTAACCCGGATTACGGCCCGCACTGGCTCGACCTGCTCATTGCCAAGCAGGATTGCTCGAACAGTCAGGCGAAGCTCGGTTTGGCGCTCGCCGTCCTGAATGAATTAGCCGCTTGACGTCTGCCCAAAAATTAGGCAAACACGGATTAATTCAGAATTGGTGCCTTGCGCGACACGCACAGGCGATAACAATTCGGGCCGGGAAGCTGCGCTAACAGCGACCCGGCCCTGACCACAACGTGAGGTAACACGGTATGGCTGGTAAACCCATAATCGATCCCGATGAATTGCGTCAACTTCTCGCCTATGACGGGATGACCGGCAAACTGTTTTGGCTGGAGCGCAACCGAGATCGCCGAGGCGACGGTATTTTTAATGCCAAGTTCGCCGGGAAAGAGGCTCTCGTCTGCCTGAACGCATACGGGTATCCGTCTGGAACAATATTGGGCCGCACGTATACGGCGCATAGGGTTGTTTGGGCTTTGGTTCATGGCGAATGGCCCGCGCTCCAAATCGATCACATCAACGGCGACCGTTCGGACAACAGGCTGTGCAACCTACGGCACGTCTCCGGGCTGGAGAATGACAGAAACAAGCGGATGCCACGCCGCAACAGAAGCGGCGTCATAGGCGTCTCGCGGTTCCGCGATAAGTGGCAGGCGAGAATAAACGCGGGCGGCAGGATTGTAGCCTTGGGAACGTTCGCCAGTTTCGACGATGCAGTTGCTGCCCGCTCTGCGGCAGAGAAAGAATACGGCTATCATCCCAACCACGGGCGTAGCTGAACCGTCACAAGGCCCCGGCAATCGCGCTGGGGCTTTTTTTGTTTCCGGCTGGGTTTCCCTTTCCCCACATGCCGGACCCCGCCGCCTTCATCCGACACACGCACCAAGCCTCACGGCAAACTGGTCGGCACTGATGCGCGGCGGGTCACTTCACAGTCAGGAGGGCAGCAGATGCCCGCAGGCCGACCAACGGGATACGACGCCGACTATTGCGACGACGCGGAAGCCTTCCTTCGGGAAGGATATTCCCTCGCCGCTCTCGCCGGTCAGCTCGGTGTTGCCCGCTCCACGATCTACGAATGGATCGAGCATCACCCTGAATTTTCGGACGCCGTAAAAAGGGGACAGGCTGGCGCCGTGCTTTGGTGGGAGAAAGCCAATCGCACCTTGGCCACGACTGGCGAAGGAAACGCCACAGCTTGCGTGTTCGGCCTCAAGAACCGAGCGGCTGACGAATGGCGCGACAAGACGGAAACAGAGCACAGCGGCCAGGTGACGGTCAACAAGGTGGTCCGTGAGTTCCACGACGCTCCGCATCCCGACCGCTAAGGTATTTCGGCCGCTCTATGGGCCGTCGAGATACAAGGGCGCTTGGGGAGGGCGAGGGTCGGGCAAGTCGCACGATCGCGCTGGCGCGCTGGTTGATGACAGCCTTGTGGAGCGCGGGCTTTTGTCGGTTTGCATCCGCGAAGTTCAGAAGTCGCTTAAGGACTCCGCCAAGCGTTTGATCGAAAGCAAGCTGACCGAGTTCAATCTTGGCGAGGCTGACGGGTTCAAGGTCTTTTCGGATCGCATCGAGACGCCGGGTGACGGGGTAATCATCTTTCAGGGGATGCAGGACCACACGGCGGAAAGCATCAAGTCACTGGAGGGCTTCAAGCGGGCATGGGTTGAGGAAGCCCAAACGATGTCGGCCCGCTCGCTTCAATTGCTCCGTCCGACCATACGCGCACCGGGAAGCGAGCTGTGGTTCACATGGAACCCGAGACGCAAAGCCGACCCGGTGGACATGCTTTTACGCGGCGACGACCTGCCAACCGGCGCAACAGTGGTGAGGGCGAATTGGGACGACAATCCCTGGTTCCCCGCCGAGCTTGAACAGGAGCGGCTAGACTGCCTCCGCACGACCCCCGACCAGTATGACCACATATGGGAGGGCGGCTACACCACGATTACCGATGGAGCTTATTTCGCCAAGCATCTGACGCAGGCGAAGAAGGAAGGGCGCATTGGCCGGGTCGCGCCCGATCCGATGATGCACTACCGGGCGTTTTGGGATCTGGGTGTTTCCGACCACACAGCCATCTGGATTGCTCAATTCGTCGGTAGGCAGATATTCGTCGTCGATTACTGTGAGGCGAAGGGGCAGCCGCTTAGCTACTACGTCAACTGGTTGAAGGATCATGGCTACGGCCCGAGCCGTGCGCTGATGGTTCTCCCGCATGACGGGGCTACAAGAGACGCATATTCCGCGGTTCGGTTCGAGGATCACCTACGAGACGCTGGCTATCAGGTCGAGACGGTAAAGAACCAAGGCAAGGGCGCTGCGATGATCCGCATCGAGGCAGCCCGCAGATTGTTCCCGGCGATACACTTCAACGAGGAAACGACGTCAGCCGGCCTTGAGGCGCTGGGTGCCTATCATGAAAAGACGGACGAGCGCCGGCTGATCGGGCTTGGTCCCGAACATGATTGGGCGAGCCACGCGGCCGACGCCTTCGGCCTGATGTGCGTTGCTCACCGCTTTCCCTACGCTGTTGGAGACGGCGACGAGGAAGACGACGATGCGCGGGGGCGCAATGCCACAACTGGCTATTAGGAGACACGACATGGCAAAAGCACCGAAGCGCCCCACCAAGGCGCAAGAAGCCAAGGCGGCTGTCGAGCTGGACAAGCTTGCAGCGGCAACCACGATGGACCCGCAGTCCGGCATGGATATGGTTCACGCCGAGAAGCCGACGAAGGCCGCTATCGAAAAGAGCAAGGCCGAGACTGCCCAGCAGTTCGCCGAGGCTGACCAGAAGGGCGGCCCGACGACCGAGGACATCGAGCACGCTACGCTTGTGCGGTCGGTTCGGGGCTGGTGATGATCGACGCTCTCCTCGATCCTGTCCTGGATGAGGTTGATCCTTATCCCGGTGTGATGGACGAGGACGGCAATGGTCCTATCGTCCCGACCGGCCCGGTGCTGGCAGATATTGCCGACGCGACGGGCGACGTGTCGGGCTGGATGGAAGAAAGTGCGCTCCACACGCTCGGGTTCGAGGTCGTTGAGGATTACCGGCGCGACAAGGCTGACCGAAAGGATTGGGAGGAAGTCGCCGAGGAGGCGATGAAGGCTGCCAGTCAGGAGTCGAAGGGCGAGGTTCGCACCTACCCGTGGAAGAATTGCGCCAACGTGCGCTATCCGATGCTGACGACGGCAGCACTCCAATTCAACGCGCGCGCCTATCCAGCGGTTGTGAAGGGCGACGAGGCTGTCAGCGTCAAGGTGGTCGGGCGTGATCTTGGTAAGCCCATGATGGCCCCTGACGGTACCCCGATGGTCGAAGGACCGGACGGGGCTCAATTCCCTTCGTCGGTGGTGTTCCAGCAGGCCCCGCCTGAAATGCGCGAGATGTTCAAGCCGGTGTGGGCTGTCCCTCCCGGCGGCAAGGCGACCCGCGCCGCCCGCGTGTCGGAATATATGAACACGGTCCTGTTCTACCGCATGGTAGATTGGGAATCGGACACTGACAGCTTGCTGATGCAATTGCCGATCGTCGGCTGTGTGTTTCGCAAGGTGTGGTTCGATACGGAGCGTCAGGAGCAGCGCGCAGCCATGGTGTCGGCGCTGCGTATTTATGTGCCGGAGGGGGCAAGGTCGGTTGAATCGACCCCGCGCCTGACCGAGGAAATCCCCGACGTTTACCCGTATGAGATCAACGAGAAGATCAGGACCGGCTATTATCGCCCCATCGTGATGGCGGTCGACGAGGAACGCGCTGGCTCGCGGACATTACTTGAGCAGCAGCGCCTCATCGACCTGGACGGCGACGGGCTGGAAGAGCCTTACATCGTGACGGTCGATCTGGAAACGGAAGCTGTCCTGCGCATTGAGCCCAACTTCGGCCCCGAGGACGTGCGCTACAATGCCGAGGGTGAGGCTATTTCGATCACGAAGGGCAAGTTCTACGTCAAATATGGTTTCTTCCCGCATCCCGAGGGCAAGTTCTACGACATCGGCCTTGGCCACCTGCTGAAACAGGTTGGTGCGGTGGTCGATACGGCGCTTAACCAGCTCATCGACGCAGGGACCGCACAGACAGCCGGCGGCGGGTTTATCGCATCGGGCATCCGGTTGCAGGGCCGTAGCGCGAATATCAGCTATGAGCCGGGGAAATATATCACGGTCGACGG